GAACGAGTAGCCCGAGTTATAAGACCGTTATTCAAACTGCAAATAATACTGTTGGTCTACTTGTAACAACAAACGCAAATGATAGTGAAACCGGACTATATATTACACCTGACCATACAAATGGAATTGTAAAGTTATTTGCTTCTGGAAATACAGATAAAGCATTTGGCTTTTATACTGGGAATTCCGAACGAATGAGAATCACATCGTCTGGACACGTATTAATAGGGCAAACAACCGCAAGTGGTAATACAAATGGTATGTTTTTTAGGCCAGGTATCCAATCTGGTATTACTTCAACAAATACTACTACGCTTGAGTTACAAAGATTAGGTTCTACAGGTAATGTAGTAGAATTTTATAATCAAACTGTTGGTCCAGTTGGAAGCATTAGCGTTACAACTACATTGACTTCTTACAACATTACTTCTGATTATCGTTTAAAACAAGATTTAAAAGACTATAACGGATTAGATTTAATATCTAAGATTAAGACATATGACTTTGAATGGAAGTCTAATAATAGCAGAATGTTTGGAGTAATAGCTCATGAACTACAAGAAATAATACCTTACGCAGTGCAAGGAGAAAAAGATGCTAAAGAAATGCAACAAGTTGACTACTCTAAAATAGTACCAATACTTGTAAAAGCTATTCAAGAATTAAAATTAGAAATAGAACAATTAAAAAACAAATAATATGAAATACTGGATTATCAATCAATTAGACTGCGTTCCTCAAGATGGTGATTTAACTGACTTTGTAGTTGTCGCCCATTGGTCAAGGTTCGCAAAAGAAACAATCAACGAGAAAGAATACTTTGCAAGTGTCTATGGTTCTCAATCATTCTCAAAGGATGACGTTACTAACTTTATACCTTATGAGGACTTAACCTATGACATCGTTTGTGGCTGGTTGGATGCTTCTTTAGATGTAGAGGCTTTAGACCTTAATTTAGATGCTCAAATAGAGAATCAAGTTAACCCACCGATTGTGGTACTTCCGTTACCTTTTACAAATCCGTAAGATATGACAGCCATAAAGGACTATTTAATCATTATCCTTGCTTTCTTTGCTATGGTGTGGCTATATGAGTCATGCCATAGCTCAAGTGCTGTTATAGAGTCTGTAAAGACCGATACTGTGTATCAAACAAAGGTGACCACCAGGTGGAAACAAGGAAAAGATATTCCTTATGTTATAATAGCTACTGATACTGTACATGATTCTGTACAATATACCGTACATGATACTATACGCATAGTAACCGATTATATGCGTACTTATGCCTATTCTGACACCATTAATGTAGATTCTAATACCTTTGTCATTAACGACACTATAAGCCAAAATAAGATCCAATCAAGGGGATTTGAGGCTAAAATAACCGAAAAAACCATATTTACCACCATCACTAAGGAAGCTAAAGCTAAGAATAGTCTTTATTTGGGCTTTAGAGGCGATTTAAGCGGCTCAAATGGCTTAGAAGTACTAAGTCCTGGAATCATGCTTAATGCCAAAAATAAGGCTCTAATAGGGCTTAATGTAAATATTAATAAAAACTTTAATATAGGCTACTCAGGTAGTGTATATTTTAAAATAGGTAAAAAGTAAGTAAATGGCAGCTAAAAAAGATGTTAATGTAAGTGCTAATCCTCTACCGATTAGCTTTCGTGAATTTTCACGCGATCCAATCAAAGGAACTATGTTCTTAGTTATTATAGGCATAACTGTGCTTTATGTAGACATTAGGGGTAATTTCAACAACCAAATAGACTCTCAAGGTGCTAGGATTACTAACCTTGAGTTTAAGGATAGCTTAAAAACTCAGGCTTTAATTGAGTGTAAAACCGCATTAAGTTCTACTACTACTAAGCTTGAAACCTTAGATGCGTTGGGAGCTATTAAATCAACAGTTAAATAAAAGGCAATGAAATCTATTCTTTTAATATTTGGTTTTTTAACAGTTACAGCAACTACTATAAATGTTACAGCTAAAAAAGAAGATAAGGCAGTGACTGAAGATAAAGAGTTCGAGCAATTTATGACTGAGTTTAATAGCACAATGACTAAGAACAAAGCTGTTCAAGTTAAAGCTGATCAGGCTAAAGAAGCTATAGTAACGTCAACCGTTAGTAAGTTCGCTGAAATCAAGCAAGAGATTAGTACACTAAAAACAGAACTAAATGAAGTTAAGCAGACTTTGGATAGTGTTAGCAATGATACTGCTATCAGTTTCAAGCTACTCCCAATATCCCACTACAAAAAAGATTAAAGGTGATTCTGTTGTTATAATGACCATTGGTCAGGCAGACACCATCAACAAACTATATAAGTCCTATAACGATACAATAATCGCTTATAAGGACTCGTTATCACTTAAAAACAATTTATATGTTACAACAAATAGTAAACTACGCAGTAAAGAAGATTCAGTCAATATTTACAGATATCATATCCAAAATATTAAATCTAGCTCAGCAATTGATCCAGAGTTTAAAAGAAACTTTGAGCAAGAACAAGGGATAAATAGACTATGGACATTGATATTGTTTGTAGCATTAGCATTAATAAAAACACAATAATATGAAACAGTTTTTCCAAGAGGATAGTGGTAGATTTAGTATGAAGCGTTTATGCGGATTGTTATGTGTAGTAGCATTATGTGTTACTATGTATCACAATAGTTTTAGCGAAGAGCATACAGCTCCAAGTACAATACTTGTAGAATCAGTAGCTTTGTTAGCGTTCGGTTGTTTAGGTCTAACTTCTATAGAAAAAATATTTAAGAAAGATGCCTAAGTCCGAGAAAATAATATTAACGATTGGCTTCCTATTATGGTTAATAGGATTATCATATTTTGTAAAACAAATGATTTAGTATGAAGCTTACCGCCCACTTCGCACTAGCAGAATTTACTCGTAGTGAATCAGCTAAAAGACATGGAGTTCCTAACGAACCAACTCCTGAGCATTTAAAGAACCTTATTGTTCTATGTGAGAAAGTATTAGAACCAATCAGAATTAAGTTTGGTCCTATTAATATTTCTAGTGGATACAGATCCAAGACTCTGAACCATTACATTGGAGGGAGCTTAAATTCACAACATTGCGAGGCTAAAGCGGCAGATATTGATATGGATGGCATGGGTAGTGCGTCTAACACAGAGATTTTTGACTACATTAAAGATAGCTTTGAGTTTGATCAGTTGATATGGGAGTTTGGTGATAACAATAAACCTGACTGGGTTCATGTATCTTATAATGCAGGTAAAAATAGAAAACAAGTGTTGAGAGCACTAAAGGTAAACGGCAAGACTGCCAACGCACCTTACAAATAACCAAAACCAAAACCACATATAATGAGCAAGAAAAATGTCCTAGTAATAGGCGACACTCATGAACCATTCTGTCATCCAGGCTATAAAGCTTTTTGCTATGAAGTAGCTAATAAGTTTCAATGTACTGAGGTTGTACACATTGGGGATGAGGTAGACAATCATGCCATCAGTTACCACGAATCTAAACCTGACGGACATGGAGCAGGTAGAGAAGCTGATTTAGCACAAGCTGCTATGTACAAATGGTACAAACAATTCCCTAACGTTAAAGTATGTATTGGTAACCACTCAGCCCTTCATAAAAGAAAGGCTCAAACAAGCGGTTTACCAGAACGATTTATTAAGTCCTATGAACAAGCTTGGGATGCTCCTAAAGGCTGGAAATGGGCTTTAGAATGGGAAATAGATAGTGTTCTATACACTCATGGTACTGGGTCATCAGGACAAGCAGGTGCAATCAATAGAGCAAGAGATGCTCGACAATCAACAGTAATAGGTCATATACATAGCTTTGGAGGTGTTCTTTATAGTTCATCTGACAAGGACATGATATTCGGCATGAATGTAGGCTGTGGTATCGATATAGATGCCTATGCTATGGAGTATTCAAGACCTTTCCCCAAAAGACCAACATTAGGCTGTGGAGTTGTTTTAGATGGCGGAAGAGTTGCTATATTTGTTCCGATGCCCTTAGGCAGTAAGATTATTAGGTTGCCTAGAAAGTAACTATAGTCTAGTAAATATAAAGAAAGTGTGTATTACATTGGTTTACAATGCAGTATGCACTTTTTATTTCCATTAGAATTAAATCGTAAATTTGTATGAACAGAGAAGTAGACGTTAAGATTAACCAATTAATGAAAGAAAAGACTCACTTAGAAGCTAGGCTTGAGTTGATTGTTAGGGAATTACGACTTACTGTACTTAAAAATAGTATCACAAATGTTAATGCACATCATACAACTGACCGAAGAGGAAGATGAAAGCTATGAGTTCCAGGATAACTCTGAGGAATCAGATGCTTATATCAACATCTATCAGGTGGCGAGTGTAACGGCTGATGAAGAAAATAGTGATAGGTGTTTTGTATATATGGCTAATGAAGATTACTTTTATGTAAATGAATCAATAGATAGTTTTATTACAAGGTATCAAGCAGTCCTTTACGGATCAGTATTGACAAAGTTTTATGACACTAGAAATAGTCATAATTAAAATAGCTCTCATGTGTGGTGTGTGATTGTGTGTAGTTTTGGTTAACCTCCAGGTAAAATCTGGGGGTTTTTTATTGGTAAAAAAAGACCCCACTAAAAAGCAGGGTCTAACTATTAAAACTACAAACAAAACATACTACTTTTTGTTATACTGAGAAGCTCCGTAGCCAATAGTGACTGCAACAGCTATAACGTATAATGCTCTTTCATACCAAGCCCACATTGTTGGGTTATACTTATTGATGATAAAAGCAAACGGTAGATACAAACCTACTAATAAAAGTGATAAGTTGATTAAAATATCTCTATAAATTTTTGAGTTCATAACTAGAAGGGTAATTTTTTATCTGTTGGTTTATAATCACCTGCTTTAAATGTGTCCATTTCACAATAGAAATCACTTTGTTCAGGTCCTGCGTTCTTTTTGTCTTTGATAAGGATAGAACACCATCCTTTGTTAGATGCTGCGAACTCGTTTAGTTTCTTTAAGTCCTCTGGACCAAATGATACTTTTCTGAATGATCCGTAAGCTGATCTAAGTGTGAAACATCTTCCTAAGAAGTTCTCTTTTTGTGTTGCCATGATATTTGTTTTGGTTTATAAACTCTTTTTTAATTGCTCTTTTAATTTAGTAAGGTAAAGACTAAAGTCTAATGCCTCTTCTATAGCGTGTTCAATCCATTGTTCTGTTATTAGGTCGTTTCTGTCAAGGTCAGTTCCGTACTTTTCAAAACCAATCCTTGCTCTATCTTTCAAACGATTAATAACATTCTCAACGACTGAATCGTATTCATAGTTATTCTTCATATCCTTTGTATTTTCTTACTTGCTCTTTAAGTTGAGCTCTCCATTTGATGTCTACTGTACCATCGTTTAAGATGTCTTCTACTAACTTAATAGTTTCAGCAGTTACAAATGTGCTTTCTTTAGCTACTACGTTAACTACAACTTCTTTCTTTGTTGTTTTAGTTACGTTTTCTGACTTGTTTTCTAATTCTTGATTTTCCATAATTGTTGTTTTAACGCCCTTGACCTAGATATTTTTTTGGTCTTGGACTATGTTTGTTATAAGATTTCTTTGCCTTACCTTCTTTACGCTTCCCGAAACTCACCTTTGTACTCGTCCCAGATGCTGATTTTGCTTTCGCCATTGTCTAAAAATATGTTTAAATTAATTGTTCCGTCTGATACTTGCTGACATACTACTGATGTTCCACCGCACATTCCTAAGTGCGTTAAGAACTCCATTTGTGATACACTCAGTCTATCACCTATAGCTTTAATCTCACAAGCAATGAACTGACCATAGTTCTTATGGTAACCTATAATGTCAGGCAATCCTTTCTTACCAATGAAAGACCTTCCTTTGACTGCAAGGTTATTATTCCTCCATACCTCATAACCTAAACTATCTAAATATTCTAGCATCATCTTGGTTAAGTCACTTGCTGTTTTGTATGTCATATAAACGAAATTACATCAATTAATCGAAACGTATCATCTCCACAGTTGGAACTTTTACATATCTTATGCCCTCGACTATCTTAGTTTTACCCCATTTAAAGTGTCTTCTTGCCTTTATTCTAAGCATCTCAGCTCGTATAAAGTAGATTCTATCTTTAAGGTCAAAGTTGATAGCAAAGAACTCTACTCTTGTGTCTGCTATGCCACTAGGTTTACCATTATTCTCATATTCAAGCCACATATATTTCTGCTTTAGGGCTTTTGGCTGTTGTATAACGAGGATTTTTGTGTTCCTAGCAAACAATAACAATGCCTGGTAAGTGCCATCTTTAGCCTTAGCTTGTTCTATGTCGAACTTACGAGTATTCTTATAGTTCCTATTTAAGTCCACTTCTCTTAGGTAGTTTTAGTTTTTTAGCATAGTAGTAAAGTGTTTTAGTTCCTACACCGATTCCAACTGCTATATCGTTTAAGTCATGAAATCTAGCAGTATCATACCATGCTCTAGTTATAATACGTTGTTTCATGTTCTCGATGTTAAGGTCTTCGCCATCTATTACTTCTACCTCGATAGATTTTTGCTTCATAGTTTATAGTTTATAGTCTTCAAATGTGGTTGTTTCACCTATAAATCTTACTGCCATATTACAGCATTTGCCATGTCTATTCTTCTCCACCTTAACAATTACTAAATCGTCAGGATGGTATTCCTTACCACCTATCTCAACTGGTTCTTTCATTTCGTAGTAAGATGGTCGCATAAGCATAATAACAATATCAGCGTCTTGTTCGATTGAACCTGATTCTCTAAGATCAGACAACATTGGTAGCTTGTCAGCTCTTTCCTCAACCTTTCTAGATAACTGCGATAAAGCAATAATAGGTACTTCCAACTCTTTGGCTAAGGCTTTAAGGCTTCTGCTTATTAAACTTACTTCCTGCTCTCGGTTTTGGTTTGATTTGCCTTGTCCACTCATAAGCTGTAGATAGTCTAGGAATATTACCTTAATACCATACTTCTGCTTTAGAATAGTAGCCTTAGCTCTGAGTTGTGAGATACTGATTCCTCCAGTATCCTCTATGTAGATGGGTGCTGTGATTATCTTGTCATCGGTCTTTAAAAGTAGCTTTCTTTCGTAATCATTTAAATTATTCGTTCTAAGGCGTTTTAAGGGCACTTGACTTGTTATTGACTCTAACCTTTCAACAAGCTGTTCGGAGCTCATTTCAAGGCTAAAAATAGCCGTAGGAACGCTATTTAGGATAGCTAAGTGGTAAACACTAGAAAGCATCATTGCTGTCTTACCTGCACCAGGTCTTGCAGCTATAATACATAGGTCAGGTTTACACCATCCTGCTATGGTTTGGTTTAGCTCTTGGAATCCTGTATTAAATCCTAAAAGTTCACCATTACTTGCTAAATCCCTAGCAAAGTTGATAGCCATAACTACGTCAGTTATGCTTTTTTCATAGATATTGCCATATTCTTGGATAGATAATAGTTGACTATTAAGGTCAGATAAAAGGTCTAATGACTGACTATCGTTATCTAAGCATTGATTTTCAGCTATTCTTAGTACTTTATAAGCTTCACGCTTCTTATACATCTCAATAACAATCTCAATATGGGTGTCATTATTTAAGTTTTATTTGTGTAGTTATTTTGTTTGTAGGTACTTGTTGGTTAAATTCCTTAGGCTTAATTATCTCATCATAGAATGATTCATTATTTAAGTATGTATCAGGGTTTTTACGGTATTGTTTATCAGGTTGTGCAATCTTATATTCCTTAGTATGCTTAATAGCTTGTGTTCTTTGATCATCAGTTAGCTTATTCCATTTGTTCTGTAGTTTAGTCTTACTACCAACTTTCTTATCATATAAATCCCACCAGGTATCAAACGATATATTTATAGATTTATTATTAATTGTATTATTAAGTATTGTATTATTATCCTCAGCCTTTTCCGAATACCCCTCTTCGATATTCCGAATACCTAGTTCTCTTTTCCGAATAGGTACTGTAGGTGTTAAAATCCTTTGTTTTACTTGCTTACCATCATACAAAAGAAAGGTAGTTATATAGCCCTTACTAACCAACTGGCTTACTAACTCACTAATCCTTGATGGACTTAACTGAAAAAACTCGGCAAAATACTTGTTACTCGCAAAGCAACCTTTCTCTTTATCTAAGCTATCTATCTCTACCAATAATAGCTTTTCCATCCATGTTAAATTTTCATCTAACCACACTTCTTTGGGAATCCAAACTCCCTTAAAATCTCTTTCCATAAAATAAAAGTGCCCTATCAAGTTCCCCCTACATTGCAGATAGGGGTTCGTATCAAGGGCAATAAGTTCTTAATGAGTCTGCAATACTCATGACAAATATACTAATTTGTCTTAACTATCCTAAATATCACATCTCTTTCATTGTGCTTAAATCTACGCTTTAATAACGGATTAAGTGACTTCTTTATTGCGTCTTGTGTTATCCTTGTATTCCTTGCTGCATGAGCTAAAGATTTAAACAATACTTCACTTTTGTCGTCAACATAAATCATCCTCACTGGTACTGAGTTCTCTAATCCTGCAATCTCCATCATATATTCTTGAATTTACTAATTATGGTTAATGTTACAAATAGCAATATTGCTAGTGGTATTGATATTACTATAAACTTTACCAACTCGTATATAAATATTATCGTTTGTTTCATGTTTGTAGTTTAAAATAACCACCCCAAGTTCCCTAATTACTATATTGGTTAAAAATATTTAATATCTTGAGGTGGTCAAAGTTTTTATTTCTTTAAGCTAATCTTAAAGGTTGTAGTGCTAATTCTAGGTGCTGGGTGTACCATTTCTCCTGATTCAGGATCAACCATAGCGGTTGGTAGTGTTCTAAGCATCTTTTCCCTTTCCTTAATAGCAAACTTCATAGACTCTAATTGGTCATTCATCTTGCTCCAAGTATAGTCTTGGTCATAGATATACTTAACACCTGATTCAAACTTAGCCATTTCGCTTCCTAAGACCTCAGCCTTGCCTCCAGGATACTTACTAAGCTCATCTAGTACTAACTCTTTTAAATCGGCTCTAATGCCCTCTAAAAGCTGTACTACAGCCTCAGACTTAACAAGTAACTCTAATGGTGACTCACCAGTTTGTGTAAAGTGATCTACTATCTGCGACTTGATTAACTCAATAGCAAATTTGTTCGGTTCTATAGAACTAAGTTCTACTTTTGGTAATAATGTTAAATTCATTTTATTTTAGGTTTTCTTTTTTCATTTTTAATACCTTCATCAATGTTTCATCAGAATCAAATGATTGCTTGTATGTAAAGTATATGTCAGTCAATTGCTTAACCTTAGTACACTTAGCTACCTCCATCATGATTTCTTCTCTTGTAGGCTCATCTTGTAAGATTTCAGCTACAACTGTTTGTACTGGCTTAGAGGTTTTTTTCGGCTCTTCATGTACAAAGTCCATCTCTTCAGCAGGTGTCGCTTCAAATCCAGCAGCTTTCATCAACCATGCTAATAAGTTACGATAAGCCTTACCAATCGCTCTTGTTTGAGCCATACTGAGAATAGCGTATTCGTCAAAGTATTTCTTTGTTTTTTCGGCATTGGAACAAAGAGCAATACCAGTAGCGACAACTGCACCAGTATTAATATTGCGAACTTCACAAGTCGCCATATATTTAATAGCATTTTCATTTGATAAATCTTGAGTATTAGTAATAATTGGCATTAACCCTAAAGAAGCACCAGCAAATTGCCACCCCTCTACATTTACGAATTGTTTGCCTTGAATATTTGAGCTTAAACCTTTTTCTTTAATTAGTTTAGATAACTCGTTAGATAATTGTAGCATTGAGTCTTTGTTGATTAACTCGTAGCTTGGGCTAGTTGTTTGCAGTTCCATGTGTTAATTGATTTTGTTGTGTAAAAAATGTTGCTTTTTTGATTGGATATTGTTCCCACATTCTGACCATAGCTTCCATAGTTTCATAACTTGATTGGCTGTAGTTCATGTTGTGGATAATCTTAGCGACAAAGATTTTTTTGTCTACTTCGTTCATGTGTGCGAATGTTGATAGCATAGTGTTTGTTTTAATAGTTTTCTGAATATAGTTTTGGTATCTTAATCTTACTTCTAACCTGTGTGTATTGCTCCATATAGTATGGCACAACTTCTACGTCATTTACAAAGGTGTTTATGCCATGTAGTACTGTAGTCCTATCTCTATGGAAATAAGGAGCTATTTGGGCGGCTTTTTGCTTGTAGTGTACATGAAGGATATAGAAACACATATTACGAGCAAGTACTTGAGGTCTATATCTGCCTTTCTTAGTAATTATGTTAGCATCTATATTGCAAGCTTTAGCAACCTTTTTAACTAGGTTGTTTACGATATCCTGATCTACATAAAGAGGCTTTCTCTTTAGTAAGTTTTGTCTTGGTGTTCTAAATTTCGCTGTAGTCTTAATTAGTGGATCTATTAACGCTGACAAAGACAAAGCCTATGCAATATTTGCTCTGAATATGGCATTGCCTCCATCCAGCAGGTCAATTGACAAGGCCATCAGCATGGCTAAGGGCAGGCCGGTTGGTAAAAACAACGGAACGGGCAAGGAACTTTCAGGCAACTGGCACTGGGTGGAACGAGCGCAAGCCTACGATGCAAGCCGCACAAGGTCGCTAGCATCAGCACTAATTACGCCACTTGTTGTTACACTAAAATTAGCCGGTGATACTCTTGCTACCTCTGTACCGTCCACTATTAACCTAGTATTACCATTTGCCCCAGCGCTAGACAATAATTGAAGACCTTGTCCATTTCCACCGGAGCCACCTGAAATCTGTAAATATTGGTTATTTGTGCCGCTAGATCCTATTGAATTAAAAGCTGTGCCGACTGGCCTATTTATAATTATTAGAGTTGATGTATTACCTCCGTTAGTTGTAGATAATGTTATACCGTTTATAGTATCTGATGGCAATATTTTAACCGATCCAAGCGTACTTGCAAAATTGCCATTACCAAGTACATTTAATTTATCGCCGGTATTAACGGTTGTACCAATTAAAGTATTT